TGATACAATTGGAGGTTTTAACTCATTTATTGAAACTCAAAAGCAAGAATATGGAGAGGCATTATTAACTACAATTCTATTTGATGACCAATATGAAATTCTACACAATGGAGTAGATATTAAAACAGTAAAACCTATGACCACAAAAGAATATTCAGCAAGAGGTATGACAGCATTATTAGACGCAATTGGAAAAACAATTAATACCGTAGGGGATAGACTCAATAAATTAGATGAAGACAATAAACCAAGTAAAGTAATATTTGTTATCACAACTGATGGACAAGAAAATCAGAGTAAAGAATTTAGTCGAAAGAAAATTAAAGAAATGATTGAGCATCAAACTAACACATATGATTGGCAATTCTTATTCTTAGGTGCAAATATTGATGCTGTAGGAACTGCTCAGAGTTTTGGAATTAGTGGACAATTCGCTTCAAATTATACTGCTAATAGTGTTGGGACAGATTCACTTTATACTAGTTTGAGCAAGTCGGTTTGTAATTATCGAAGTGTAGGTGCTATGGATACTAATTGGAAAGATGATATTAAATAACCTCAAGAAATTTTGATTTTATGGGTTAATGCCTAAAATGACCAAAAACTCTAATTCTCATAAAAATCACTAAAATAGTCCTGTAACCGTTGCTACAGTAGGGTTTGCGGTCATTAAATAGGTGTAAATTATTATTCTATATATCAAATCCCTCGAAAGTGAGATTTTATGTGATTATGTAGGAAAATGAGATGTTGAATGTTTTTATGAATTGTAAAATAAATATATTTGACATTGGTATGAGTAGTGTGGTATAATGATTAAGAGGTTAAAAAAATAATTTATTAATAAGAAAGGATTGATTGGTTGAAGAATAAAGGTAAATGCAGAAGACCTATCAAATTTAATAAAAGTCCACCTCTTTCAATTATATTTTAAAGATCATGTGTAGTAAATAATAAAATAAATATAATTGAAAGAAGGAATACATAATATGGAAAACAATGAAAACAACACTGAATTACGACAAGCGATCAACGACATTACTTTAGTTGGAGAAGTTAAGGAACAAAAGTTAAATCTAAATAAAAATAAAGAGGGAAATTATATTAACGGATCTTTGGTTATCAATACTGGTGATTTTTCAGAAATTGAAATTAAAGTTTTTGTAGCAGAAAAAAATAAAAAAGGCAAAGTTAAGAAATCGTTTGAGACATTACAAAAATTAATTAATGAAGATTATTTTACTTTAGCATCGTGTAAAAATGATGAGGATCGTGAAAATGTAGCCAAGGTAAGAATACAAGGACAGAAGGAATTCACTCCTCGCTTTAATGAAGACATTTTCAAGGTTAAAGAAACAGAAGAAGTAAAAACAAAGGTGAATATCGACTTAGGTTTTGGTAATGTTACAATTGATTCTTCGATTAAACCAGAGGACTATAAGGCAACATTTGATATTGAAATGTTTGTGACTTCTGTTAAGGAAGAAACAAAACAAGACGAACCCACTGGAAGAGCTATTGTAAGTGGATGGACACCTATTTATGGTGGGAAAGTTATTCCTATGGAGGTTGTTGTAGGAATCACCTTGAATGATGATGGTGAAGAGTTCGATTTTGGAGAGGATATTCTTGCTCAAGTTGAAGAAGGAATGACACTTAATGTATGGGGAGACATCAATTATAAATCCATTATCACTAAAACTACAAAAGGAGGAGGTTTAGGCAGAGCAAAAGTAGAAGAACATAAAGAATATATCAATGAATTAGTTGTCGTTGGAGCAGATATCCAAGAGGATGAAGATAAAGAATTCGATATGGAATTAATTAAACAGGCAAAAATCGAACGTGATGTCGCAATTGAAGAAGAGAAAAACAAAGAGGTTGATAGCAAAGATAAAAAGGGTAAAGGTATGGGCAATAAATCAGGTGCAAGTGCATCGGGTACAAGTGGAGATAAGCCTAAGCGCGAAAGACCCAAGTTTTAACCAATAATAGGGGAGAAATCCCCTTCTCTTATTTAATGCAACAATTAATAATAATTAAATATAAATAAAATATTAGGGGGAATTTAATTAATGGCAATTTCAAATGATTTATTGAGTTTAGTTGAATTAACATTCAAGGACAAGGCCAAGGTGAGCAAAATAACTACTGATTTAAGAGGGAAAATCATTACTATTTATGGTTATAATAATTTGGGAAAAACTTATCAAGCATCGAAATTTAAAAATCCAGTTTTTATTCCTTTTGAGGAAGGTTTGAATGGAATTAGTGGTGCTATTGTACTAAAAGCTAACAAATGGAGCGATTTCACAGGACATTTGAAAACATTGGGTGGTAAAAAGTGGGCAAAAATTGTTCAGCAAGAACAGGTTACTATTATTTGTGATGGAATGGAAACTATGGGCAGATGGTGTAGAGATTACATAACTGAAAAATTTGGTTCAACAAGTATTAAAACAGGCAACAAGGGATATGGCTTATGGCAAGAATATCAAGATGAAATGTTTACTCAAGTTAATACACTATTAAAACTTGGTTTTACAGTATTATTTCTTGGTCATGAAAAATTTGATAAAGACAAAGAAAAATTTATTATTGAAGGAGACGAAAGAAATATTGCTCCTATGAGAAATAACTCTGATTATGTAGTATATTTAAAATCCAATGGAGTTGACGATGATGGAACACCTGTTAATTCTAGTGGTTATTTAGCAGAAACAGACGATTTTTTTGCTCGAAGTAGAAATATTTACACGGATTCTGTTATTGAAGATTTTACAGCAGAGAATCTAGAACAAGCCATCATTGCAGGATTAATTAAAGAGAAAGAAATGTCTGGACAAAAAGACGATGTAGATTATAAGGCACAAAGAGAAATTTACGAAGGAGAAGAACCTACTCATGAAGAGTTAAAAGAATCTATCGGAGAATTATTTGCACAATTTGAGGAATTAGATAAACTTGAAGAATATGCAGATATTGTAACAGAGCATTTAGGTGAGGATGTTGCTGTTAGTGAAACTACAAAGAAACAATTGCAACTTTTAATGAGAATTAAACAAGACCTAGAAGAGTTGCTTGAAAAGTTAGAAGACGAGGAATAATAATAGCATAAATAAAATAATAGGGAGTAGTTTTTATCTACTCCCTATTTAAAATAGAGGTGATTATATGTCAATAAAAATTATAAAAGATAAACCTATTAAAAAGTTAAAATGTGTTGTTTGCGAAGAATTGTTTCCAAAAGATGAAACAATTATTAAAAGTAATAAAAGATATTGTAAAACTTGTTTAGAAGCAAAAGAAGAAGAATCTGCTTTATATAAAAATGATTGGGATTTACTCTTTGACTACATATGTAAGCTATATAGTATCGACAAACCAACAGGTATGATGTTTCAACAAATGAAAAACTATAGAGCAGAATATGAATATACCAATATTGGCATGTATTATACTTTGCAATACTATTATAAAATTTTAGAGAATGATGTGTTAGAGGATACCGGATTAGGAATTATCCCATATTTCTATGATAAAGCAAAGAAACACTATAGTAAGATGTTTAATCTTCAAGACTTTGCAGAAGAGTTTAAAGGAGAAGAAAAATCAGTTCAAATAAAAACCAAAATCGCTGATAAAATATCAATTCCTAAAAGCCCTTTACCATTGAATTTTGACTGGGAGGAGGAACAGGATGAAGATAACTAAGAAGCAAATTGAAAAATATCATGATAAAAGAACCTCTTGTCAAGTATTAGGTTGTATAATGAAGAGTCCAAATTTATTAAAAGATAAAAAATATGCGTTACATAAAGACGATTTTCCAAATGGATTACACCAATTAATTCATACTTGTGTATATAATTTGTCTCTTCAAGGATTGAATGAAGTAAAAATAGCAGATATAGAAACATACTTAAACACAAATGATCCTAAGTCATATAAAATGATTTTTGATAATGAAAAAAATATTGAATGGTTATCTCAAATATACGAAGATGGTAACAATACAAATTATGAATATTATTATAATAAGCTAAGAAAATTATCGCTACTAAGAAGTTATATGAATGAAGGAACAGATGTATCTGGAATCTTAGATATGGATGAGATAGACCATATAATTATCAAGCAACAGCAAGAAAAATTCGAATCTATGACACTAAGTGAAGTTCAACAACATTTTGATAGGAAAAACTTCAACGTCAAAGAAAAGTTTTTAATAAGAGATTCAACAAAACGTAGAAAAGCTGGAGATTATGCAGATGAATTAAGAGTAAAAATGAAGGAATCCCCTTGTTATGGATATGGACTAGAAAGTAAATATTTAAATACACTTACAAGAGGAGCATTAAAAGGTGGATTTTTCCTAGAAACAAGGGATAGTGGAAAAGGCAAGACGCGCGTTGCTATAGAGAGATTGCTCTTAATATGTTGTTCACATTTATGGGATTTTGATAAAAATGATTTTGTTCCCAATCCAAATGGACAAAATAATGTTGGATTATATATAGGAACAGAAATGAAAATCTATGAAGAATTAGAACCTATGATGTGGGCATTTGTTAGCGGAGTAGAAGAATTTAAGATTAAGAAAAATATCATGACAGAAGAAGAAGAAATCAGAGTCGATAAAGCTATTGAATATGTTAAAAATACAAAATTGTTTTTAGAAGATGAACCAAATTATGACCTAGCATACATAAGAAATACAGTAGATAGATATAAAATTAATGAAGGATTAGATGCTTTAGCTATTGATTATCTTGAATTAACTATAGCATTAACTTCTGAGTATGTTCAATTAACTAAGGGAATGACTGCCAGAGAAGATCAGGTATTATTAAGTCTTTCCTCCAATACAAAAACACTAGCAACGGATTATGATATTATTATTTTTGGATTTACACAAACCACTGATGGAGCAAGAGTAGATGGATTTAGAGATCAAAGAGCTGTAAAAGGTGCTAGATCACTTCCCAATAAATGTGATGTAGGCATTACCGTATTTGCACCAACAAAAAAAGAACTTGATTTTATTCAACCTTTGATTCCAAAAGCAAAAGGATTAAATAAAACCATAGTGCCTAACGTATGTTATACAGTATATAAAAATAGATTTGGAGAAATTACTGAAGAAGTTAAAATATGGTGCTATCAAAACTTAGGGAATATGAAAACTATTGATTTATTTTGTACAAATAGAGACTATGAACCAATATCAATTGATAAAACATTAATTGAATTAGAAGATAAAGTCATTGAAACGAGTGATTAATAATGGACAGAGATGAATTAATGGAGTTGGTGACAACAGAAGATGTTATTAGCATTTTAAATGATTTAGGTTCGGGGAGTCCTAGAAAAGACAAAAACAATGACAACGTATTACTTTTTTCAACCGTATGTCATGGAGGAAAAAGTCATAAACTTTATTACTATATAGATAGTAAGTTCTTCAAATGTTATACTTCATGTGGTTCAATGAGTCTTTTTGATTTAATTATGTCTACTAAAAATATTATTTTTCAAGAGGCATTTGCTTACCTTTGCAAGTTTAAAAACATAACTAATTTCACTAAAAAGAAAAAAGGTCTACAAAAAAAAGAAATTGAGAATGAAGATTTAAAATTTCTAAAACTCCATCTGCATAAAAAAGAAAAACAATTAGTTAAATTGCCCTCCTACAATAAGTATATATTAAATATGTTCGATGATTATATGCCTATGTCATGGTATAAGGAAGGGATCACAGATGAAATTGCTAATATTTTTCAAATAAAATTTTGTATGAATCAATTTAAATGTATAATTCCCCATCCCGATATCAATGGAAATTTAGTAGGGATAAGGGGAAGAAATTTTCTACAATACCAAGTGAATAGTGGCAAAAAATATATACCAATCACTATTCAAGGACTAACTTATAGATATCCAATTGCATTTAATTTGTTTGGAATATATCAAAATCAAGAAAACATAAGAAAAATAAAGAAAGCAATATTATTTGAGTCTGAAAAAGCAGTTATGCTTTACGGAAGTTATTTTGGTCAAGAAAACAACATAAGCCTTGCCCTATGTGGAATGTCATTTTCATTACATCAAAGAGATTTGTTGCTTTCATTAGGAGTAGAAGAAGTAACAATTTGTTTTGATAAACAATATCAAATAGAATTAATTGATGATGAGAATATTGATAGAAATTCTAAAGCATGGAAAGAGTATGAGAATTACATCAAAGGATTAATAAAAATATCAGAAATGCTTATACCATATTGCAATGTTTCAATAATAGTGTGTTGGGATTTTAGAATTGGATACAAGGACTCACCGATAGATTTTGGAAAAGAAACATTTGAAGAACTATATAGAGAACGACATTACATAGATGATCTAGAAGAATTGAGAGAAATGATAAAATAAAGGGAGATGTTTATTATAAAATACAAGGTGTTAAATCGAGGTTACGATTTAATTAGTGAAAATGAACTGTTAGATATTTTATTGAAAAATAGAGGTGTGGAAAATCCAAAAAAAATGCTAAATGTAAGTGAATCTTCCGTACATGATGGAATGTTATTTAAAAATATGGATAGAGGATTAGATATGCTTCATTGGCACATTGAAAATAATAGTAAAATACATATTATAGTTGATGTGGACGTTGATGGCACTACATCAGGCACAATAATTGATAATTATATCTTGAATATTAATCCAAATATCATAATTACACATTCTATGAACGAAAAGAAAGTGCATGGAATTGTAGTGAAAAGTCTTGAAGAATATGATTTCAATTTATTGATTGTACCAGATGCAGGTTCTTCAGATGTTAAACAATGTAAAGAGTTAGTGGAAACAAGAGACGTAGATATACTAATTTTGGATCATCACGAAATAGAAGAAATTAATCCTTATGCAGTAGTTATTAATTGCCAAGATGGTCAATATCCCAATATTACATTGTCTGGTGCAGGAGTAGTTTATAAATTTATTAAAGAATATGATAAAAAATTTGGATTTAATTTTGCTGAAAATAATTTAGATTTAGTAGCAATAGGCATGATAGCAGACTCTATGGACTTGAGAAATTATGAAACACGATATTTAGCAATAGAAGGTTTAAAAAAGATAAATAATGAATTTATGAAACAATTTCTAGTAAAAAATAAGGTTATTGAAGGAGAGAATATTAACTTTTCATTCGTTGGATGGAAGATTGCACCTTTTGTTAATGCAGTTACAAGAATAGGCAATGCTGAAGAAAGAAAAGATTTAATAAATGCATTCTTAGGCAAAGAAGAGAAAAAAGAATATCAACCAAGAAGAAAATGCAAGACAGATCCTAAACCAGAAATAATAATACAAACCTTGCAAGAGTGCATGATTCGGGAAACTACTAATATTAAAGCCAGACAAGATAAATTAGTCAAAAAATCAATGGAAGATTTGGTAGAAATAATTGAATCGCAGAAATTAAATAATAATAAAATAATTATAGTTAATGCTACTGATATATTAGAAAAATCCTTTTCGGGGTTAGTTGCTAACAAGTTGGCGAGTATTTATAAACGTCCGATAATTATCTTAAAACAAATGCATAAAGACGAATTAAAAAATAAAGAACAGGAATTAATATTTGGAGGAAGTTTTAGAAGTTATGACCTATTCCCTGTAGAATCCTTTATGGATGTATTGAGAGAAATTGATACTTTTATTATGTTAGGAGGTCATCCCAATGCCGGAGGGTTTAAGATTAAAGAAAGTAAAATTCAAGATACACAAAATAAATTAAATGAAATGTTTAAAGATGTAAATATAGAAGATGTTTATATGGTAGATTATGAAATCCCTATTGGAAGATTAAAAGAAAAACATATTCTTCAAGTAGGTCAATGGGCAGATATTTGGGGAAATACATTGAAGAAACCAATTTTTGCTATTACAGATGTGTCGCTCAAAGTAGAAGATATTCAATTAATAGGAGATAAAAGAAATTTGATTAGATTTGAAAAAACAATAGGGAATAATAAAATAGTATTTATTAAAAAGTTTGCAGGTGAAAATCTGTACAATGAAATGATTATGAAAAATCATAAAGGATTATCTAAGAAAAACAATAAAGTTAAATTAGATATTATTGGAGAATTTTCAATTAATAAATGGAATGGAATGGAATTCCCTCAAATCGAAGTAATTGCATTCAATGCAAGTAAGGAAAAAGATTTTAAGTTTTAAATATTGAAATAAATAATATTATGTGATACAATAAAGGAGAGATAAAATTAACAATGATACCAATAAATATTGAGGGGAAAAGATTTGGGAAACTAGTAGCTATTTCTTTGGTTCCAGAAAGGAAGAGTGGTAGAAAAACGAGAGAGTGGTTATTTCAATGTGACTGTGGTAATAAAATAGTAATAGAACAAAGGGCTGTTAATGGGAAAGCACGCATACAGCAAAGTTGTGGTTGTATTAGAGAAAAAGCCCATCTAGTAGCAACAACTAAAATACCTATAGAATTTGAATATGTAGATAAATTTGATGATTTTAAAAAATATGCTTTCTTACATAAGGCGTTTGTGCATTGTAACCCAACAAACCAAGATATAATATTTTACAAACAGTTCATTGAGAAGTTTTACATAGATAAGCAATTTAATTTAATTTATCTGTATTGGATTAAAGAGAATAAAATAAATTCAAATAATACCTTTTATAATTGGTATAAACCTTCAGTCGATCATATTGTGCCAAAATCCAAAGGTGGTACACAAGAAATAAATAATTATCAATTTTTAACACTATTCGAAAATTTAGGGAAAAGAGATATGACTATGGACGAATGGGTAGTGTTTCTTCAAGAGACAAATACTAAATCTGATTTATTTATAGACAGCATAATAAAGAAGGAAGAGGAGGAATTAGATATTGCTACAGGATAGTGATTTTGTTCATTTACACACTCATACAGAATATAGCAACACCCGTTTTCGCGATGCCATAAATAAAGTCAAAGATATGATTCTATATGTTGCTGAACTAGGAAATATGGCAATGGCAGTAACCGAGCATGAATCTGTTAGTTCTCACATTAAATTTTTAAATACAGTAAAGGAATTAAAATCTAAAGATAAGATACATAGAGATTTTAAGCCAATTCTAGGGAATGAAATATATTTAGTTGATGAAGAAATAATGTATGAAGAAACGAAGGATCAAAATAAAAAACCTAAATTCTATCATTTTTTAATTTTAGCCAAGGATAATGAAGGTCATGAGCAAATGAGAGAACTATCCACTAGAGCATGGACGAGATTATTCAGCTATAAAGGTGTTGAAAGAGTTCCTACTTTCTATAGTGATATAGAATCAATTTTAGGAGAAAATAAAGGGCATTTGATAGCATCAAGTGCCTGTCTTGGAGGAATGTTACCACACTTGATTTTGAGTCTATTACAAGAAGAAAATGAAGAGATTCAAGAACAAATAAAAGATGAATTGGATGACTTTTTAAATTGGTGTCTTGATTTATTTGGAGAAGATTTCTACATCGAACTCCAACCCTCTTTACAACAGGAACAAATAGACTTCAATAAAATGGCGGTAAAAGTAGCAAAGGCTTACAATATAAAATGGATAGTGACAACCGATGCACATTATTTAACAGCAAAAGATAGAGAAATTCATAAAGCATTCTTAACTTCAGAAGATGATTTAAACAATAATCGTGAAGTAGATATGTTTTATAGCACAACTCATTTTTTTACAGTGGATGAGATATTTAAGAATATGGATTATTTAGAAATTGAGGATATTGAAAAAGCAATATTAAATACTAAAGAAATTGCTGATAAAGTTGTAGGATATGATTTCTTTGCTGAATCTATTATTCCTTTGAGGGAATTACCTGAAAAATCAGAGTGGTATCCAGTTAATCAAAAAATATTAAGTAATTATCCATATATAAAAGAACTTTATGAAGATATTGAGAGTCAGCATACTTTCTTAATTACTCAAACATTTAAAGGAATAGAAGAAAGAGGAATCAAAAAAGAAAAATTAGACGATGTATTAGAAAGAGTTAATATTGAATGTAAAGAAATCACAGGAGCAAGCAAGGCTAAACATCAACCAATGGGAGCATATCTAAATACTATGCAAAAAAATGTAGATATTATTTGGGAAGAAGCTGAATCATTTGTTGGGCCAGGAAGGGGATCTGCTAATGGATATATTATCAATTATCTATTAGGCATTACTCAAGTAAATCCATTAGAACAAGGTGTTGAAATGCCTCATTGGAGATTTATGAGTGCAGAGAGGCCGGACATTTTTGATATTGATATAGATTATAGTTCTCATAAAAAAGATGTAGTAATGGATAAAGTAGTAAAATATTATCAAAGCATTGGTGGAGATGCGATAAGGGTATGCACCTTTGGAACAGAAACATCTAAATCAGCTATTCAAACAGCTTGCAGAGGATTACATATCAACAATGATGTTGCATTATATCTAAGTTCTTTAGTACCTGTAGAAAGAGGAAAAGTGTGGAGCATTCATGATTGTTTCTATGGAGATCCAGACAATGGAAGAAAAGCAGTAACCGAATTTAGAAATATGGTAAGCGAGTATACGGATAAAAATTTACTAAATGTCATTCTAGGAATTGAAGGATTGATTAATAAAAGATCAACCCACGCTTGCGGAATTTTGATACTCAATGAACCAATCACAAAACATAATTCAGTAATGAGAAGTCCAAGTGGAGAATTAATATCTGCATATGAATTACACGATTCAGAACAAGTATCAAATTTAAAATATGACTTCTTAAATACCAAAACAGAATCAATGCTTCAATTAACAATGGAGATGCTAGTTAAAAATAACAAAATTGAATGGCAAGGAAGTTTGAGAAAAACATATAATAAATATCTACATCCAGACGTTATAGATTTCAAATCAAAAGAAATGTGGGATATTTTGTGTAGAGGTGAATTACTCTCTTGTTTCCAATTTGAATCGTCAGTCGGGGAGCAAGCAATTAAATTAATTCAACCGCAAAATTTAATTGATGCTTCTAACGGAAATACAGTTATGAGGTTAATGGTGGAAAATGGAGAACAACCATTAGAGAAATTCGTTAGATATAAAAATAATATTTCTGAATGGTATAAGGACATGAAAAAGTTCGGATTAAATGAAGAACAAATTAACATAATGGAAAGACATTTGCTTCAAGATAATGGAGTATGTTCAAGCCAAGAGCGAATGATGCTTTTAACTATGGATAGCGATGTTGCAGGATTTGGAGTAATAGAGAGTAATAAATTGAGAAAAGGCGTAGCTAAAAAACAACAAAAACTAATTGATGATGCTAAAACACTGTTTTTTGAATGGGGAGAAAAAGCTAATGCTCCTAAAATTTTATTAGAATATATTTGGAATGAACAAATAGCCTTACAGTTGGGATATTCATTTTCCATACTTCATGCCGTGGCGTATACAATTATTCTCATTCAGCAATTGAATTTGGTTTATTACTATCCCCCTATCTATTGGAATACAGCAGTTTTAATGGTGGAATCAGGAGCAGTTGATAGAGAAACCTGTGATGATTCCGATATTGAAGCAAAAGAAAGAACCACCAATTATGGAGAAATTGCAAAAGCAATCGGCAAATTACAAGCAAAAAAAATCAATATATCGTTGCCTTATGTAAATAAAGCAGAACAAGGATTTTTACCCAATGAAGAAAACAATGAAATTATTTTTGGATTCAAAGGAATTATGAAAATCAACAACGAAACAGCACAAACTATAATGCAAAATAGACCATATGCAAATTTAGAAGATTTTCATAATAGATTAGTTTTGGTAAAAAAAGAGGTGACTTTAAAAACTGGCAAAACACAAATGAGGTCTTTAGTAGCAGAAGGTCAAACAATAATGCTAATTAAGGCAGGAGCATTTGATAAAATTGAAAATAAACCAAGAGAAGAAATATTGGAAAACTATTTACGACTATTAAATCCTTCAAAACAAAAATTAAACTCTAAAGATATCTCTAAAATTGCAGAAATGGGAATTATACCTTCTAATTTAAAAGATGAAATAAAATTTTACAATTTTAGAGAATATTTAATGAGTATGCCAAAGCAAAAAGATGAGCAAACAAAAACCATTACTTGGCACAAAATACACGATCAATTCAACGAAGAGGACACCGAATATGCAAATAATTTCTTTTTGGAGAATTTTGCTAATGAAATGGAGGAAAACAAAGATTATAAATATGATGAAGAAGGATATTTATTAATAGCGTTGGGAACCCCACGTAAGGGATCTTTTGAATCTATTTATAAAAATAAAATTGCTCAATTAAATAAATGGATAAATACAGAAGAATGCATATACACATATACGAATAATATTTTTCAAAATATTAAAAATGAGAATATGCAGGGGAATATTAGTTCTTGGGAAATGGCAAGCATGAGTTTTTATAGCAAGGAAGCTGGACATGAACTTGCAGACATTGATCAAGAAAAATATGGAGTAGTAGATTTTAATAATTTACCTGAAGAACCTGTAGTAATCGGATTCACTAAATACAAAGGATTACAATATCCCAAATTTCAATTAAATAGAATTGTAGGGACTGTATTAGATAGAGACAAAAATAAACACTCAGTAACTATATTAACACCTACTGGGGTTGTAACATTAAAATTTTATGCAGGTCAATTCTCTTTCTATGATAAAACCATATCTAAAGATGTAGGAATAGCAGATGAGAATGGTAAAATCAAAAAAGTAGTATTGGAAAATGGATGGTTTTCTAGAGGTAGTTTGATCATGGTCACGGGATTCAGAAGAGGAGATATCTTTAAACCAAAAAGATACAAAAACAGTATTTATCAACATGCTCTATCTAAAATTGTAGAAGTCAGAGAAGACAATGAATTAATTCTTCAAAATGATAGAGTACAATTAGTGGAATAAATTAAAGGAGTGATACATTTGGAAGAAGATTATGAAGATATATTAGTAAAGTGTAAAGTCCGTTTATCAAAACAAATGTTTCCTAAAGACAAGATAATCGGTAGTGGAGATTTCGGTATAATCTCTGCTACTGTATTAGATGTTTTGCAAGGCGAACCTCAAACAAATAAATGGGGGACTATTACATTAACTGGAAATATGTGTGAAATTAACGATGATGAAATCTATATTGTAACAGGCAAAGAGGTTGACAATGAAAAGTTTGGATTGCAATATCAAGTATTATTTATGTGTACAGATATAAAATTAACCAATAAATCTGATCAGTATAAATTTTTAGAAAAAATACTTCCTGAAAAACAATGTGTAGATATATTCAAAGCATTTGAAAATCCAATGGAAATATTAGAGAATAAAGACGTTAAGGCGTTATGCACCATTAAAGGAATTGCCGTTCCTACAGCATTAAAGCTAATAGAAAAGTATGAAAATGGTAAAGATTATTCTGAAGCATATGTTGAATTAGATAAATATGGTTTAACCAAACATATGATTGATAAATTAGTTGATTATTTTGGAAGTCCTAATACAGTCATTTCTAAAATCAATGAAAATCCATACTTATTAATTGATGAAGTGGATGGAATAGGATGGGAAACAGCAGATGAAATGGCATTAGAAGGAGGATTGGGAGAATACTCAATCAACAGAATTAAAGCATATGTTAAATACTATCTTTATGAAGAAGCAAACATAGGCAATACATGGGTAGATATTGATGATTTATTAGATGCTGTTGATGGATCAATTAGTGCTGATTTACCACAAGAAATTTTATCTGAAGCATTGAAAGAAATGAATGATAAGAAAATAATATGGACTAATGAAGATAAAGACAGAGTAGGATTGATGAAATATTTCAAATTAGAAAAAAATATTGCTGAAGAACTCCATAGATTAAACTCAGTTGAAAATACATTTGGGATTGGTGATTGGAAAACAAAGATTAAAGGGTTAGAAGAGAGACAAGGTTGGGAATTTACAGATGAACAAATTGAAGGTATTCAAGCAATATTAGAATATCAAGTTGTAGCAATAATTGGTGGGGCAGGTGTGGGCAAGAGCAGTACTGTAGCAGGAATGTTAGAAGTATTTAAGGATAATTATACTTTTGCTCAAACAGCTTTGTCAGGTAGAGCTTCTTGTAATTTGAGTGATATTACTGGTGAAGATGGATACACAATACATAGATTGCTTGGGTATAATCCTAAAATTGGTTTTGTTTATAATAAAAGCAATAAACTGCCTAAAGATATTATTATCTTAGATGAGTGGTCTATGGTGGGAGCAGATATTTATTATAAATTAATTCAAGCTATCGAATCGGGATCTAAACTAATTATGCTAGGAGATGAACATCAATTAGAGGCCATTGGAGTAGGAAATGTGATGTTCGATATGATAGAGAGTGGTTATATTAAAGTAGTGAAATTAACACAGATACATAGGCAAGCAGAAAAATCAGCCATAGTTACAGAGAGTATAAAGATAAAGGACAAAAAGCAAATAATTGATAAAAATTTTATTGGTAAAGAAATTAGAGGGGAGTTGCAAGATTTTGAATTAGACATTTACACAAATAAAGATACTACTCCTAAAAGAGTTGTAGCACACTTCAAAGAACTATTGCCAAAAACAGATGATATTTTTGATATTCAAGTAATAGTTCCAATGAAAAATAGAGGAAAAGCAAGTGCCTATTATCTCAATAATTTACTACAAGATATTGCAATTGATACAAATGTTAGTACAAAATTACTAATTGGAGAAGGTTCAAAATATCCTTTTACTATTTTTATTGGAGATAAAGTATTAAACAATAAAAATAACTATGAAGCATTAAATGAGAATGGTGATGAAGTTCCCATTTTCAATGGTGATTTAGGAATAGTCGTAGGTATGGATATTCATAGGAGAACATTGGTTGTCAATTTCAATAATAAAGGCAATATATACATTCCTAAAGCCCATTTGAAACATATTGCTCTCGGATATGCAGGAACTTGCCATAAGATGCAGGGATCGGGAATCAAATATGTGATCGCAGCCTTGGATTATACTCATTATAAATTACTTACGAAAGAAATGGTATATACTATGCAAACTAGAGCAAAGGAATATTGTGTATTATGTGCGGAAAATAAGGCATTAAGATATGCAACTACTCATACTAGTGTATCGACTAAGCAAACTCATTTACAACAGTTGCTTATGGATTATACAAAAAAATAAATTAGTTGAATTAATAAATAAATATATTTGACTTCCATGCCCATAAATGTTACAATATAAACATAGAGAGGAGGTAAAAAACAAAAATGAATCCCACAAAAATCATCAATCGCATCGACGGTCAATGGACACAATGCTCTGCCCAAGAGTACAATTCCTTAGACAAAGCAAACTTCATGTTTATTCCTAGCACATTAACTAATTCTACTACATACCTCAAAAAGATTAGTCAATAAATCATCCTAAACAGTCATAATTAATCAACACAAATCATAAAATAAATAGCAAGGATTTAATCTCGCAGATTATTCATTCAACTAATTAAATTCTTGCTACACAGAAGGAGTAAATACATATGAATGATAATCCTAAAATTCTTCATGGTAGAGATGGCGATTGGATTCAATGTAGTCATGAAGAATATGAAAATAATTACACTGATAAAGTAAATTATGTGTTTATTGTTGATCAAGATTCTAATAAAGATTCTTACTATAAAAAGGTAATACTTGAATCATTAGAAAATCAATCAGAAATAAAGAATGAGAGGATGGAAGACTGAGTTTGGCAAGTTTGTCGATGTGTAAAGCAATAAACAACTGTATTCAAAAAGATATTTGTCATAGATATAATGCTACTCCTGAACAAAATGATCAGGCATACATAAGATTTCACAATTTATGTTTTTTGGAAAATAATTTCCAATGGTTCTATGGAGATAGGAGTAAGATGATCAAACCAGAATTAATTCCAGATATTGTGAAAGAAGAAGGTGAATAAAAGAATTTTGAATAATCTTAATTTAAGTGGAACAGATTTCAATAAATACTTCATTATTAAACAAGAAGATATGGTTAAACATGCTTCAGAGCAAGATAGGATAGATTTAGCGAGAATACTTAAAAACATTAGAATCAGTAGATATAAATTCAATAAGAATACAGGGAATAGGTATTTAGTGATTAATGTGGATGAGGATTATGCTAAAGATGTTGTTGATATTTTGAAGAAAAATAATCATTGGAAATAATTAGAAGTAATGAAGTAATGAAGGGAGGTGATGCAATTGGATTTTAGTAGTATGGATATCTTTGATGAAGTTAGAGAACTAAAGGTATTATTGGATAAATTCCCTAATTTAAATAAAGAAGAATGGGAGCAATTAAGAGTATTATCTAATAATGTTAGTTTTGATGCAAAGAGCGTGTTGTATGATTGGGGAAAGTAGAGATAAAATGGTTTTAGGTAATTATCAAATTTTAAGAATCAATCTATAGTAGGGTTACAGGGCATGACATTTCCCTTGAAAGAAGATTTTTATGGGATAAATAAAAAGGAGATTATACACATGAAATTAAAAGCGTTCGACTTCGATGATATGCTTTATGAAAGTGAAAAATATAATAGAAAAACAATGCACGATGAAATTGAAGAAAAGCTTAAACCATACGTCTTGTATTTTATAAAGAATGACAGCATTGGAATTTGCCTCGAAGATAAAAAGAAAGACATTATTAGAATATTAAAAGAGTATGGACAAATTAGGTTATTGGGTAATTTTGTTAATATTAATACTTTTCTTTGTAGCGGTGATTATGGATGGGATTATATTCAGTTAGGTAATTACGAACTCGATGGTGAAGAGGTATGGGTAAAATTTGGTAAACTGCTAAAAGAAAAAGAACAAATTTTAATTGATGCTAAAGATAACTTTGAAGTAGAATGGAATAAACTCCAAAAACTTGCTATAAAAAATGTTTGGAATGTTATAGTTAAAGATACTATGAAAGAATTAGAATATGCGGAAAAAGATTTAGAAGAACGTGTTGGAATGTATAAGTAATATCATTTGAAATAATTTTATAAAATAAATATATTGGAGGATGCATAATTGACTAAAATGAACGACAATGTAGAAAAACTTTTAGAAAAAAGATACTATTTAAGAGATAATGATGATAAATTTATTGAACACTCTTGGTCTGATATATCTAAAAGAATAGCAACAAGTATTGCTCAAGCTGAAAATGAAAAGGATATTCCTTATTACATAAAACAATTTTATAATAAAATCAAAGATATGGAATTTATTCCTTCTAGTCCTTGTATTTTTAATGCTGGAACTCCATCACAATCTTTAAGTTCTTGTTTTGTAGTAGATATTGAAGATAATATTGAAGGTATTTTTTCTACAGTAGCAGAATGTGCAAAGATTTTTCAAATGTCAGGTGGAGCAGGATTCTCCATGAGAAAGATTCGTCCTAAAGGTTCATTATGTAAGTCATCTGGTTCTAATGCTTCAGGAGTATGTTCTTTCATGCATGTTTTTAATGAAGTTGTAAACAGAGTAAAACAAGGAAATAAAAGAAATGGTGCATTAAAAATTGATTTGCCTTGTGATCATCCCGAAATTTTTGATTTCATTCACTCGAAGGATGATACAGAAGATTTGAAAAATATGAATATCTCTGTTAGTATTACAGATGAATTTGTTGAAGCAGTAGAAAACAATGAGGATTGGAATTTAAAATTTAATGGATTAGTATATCAAACAATTAAAGCAATTGATCTGTGGAATGAAATTATGTTGTGTGCATGGAAAACAGGAGAACCCGGCTTGAGTTACCAGTCGAATATGGACGCAGGGAATATGAATCCCCAATTATATCCAACAGTATACGGAAATCCTTGCTTTACCTCAGACATGAGATTATTAACAGTGGATGGCTATAAAACATTTGAAGAATTGGCAGAAAAAGAAGTTAAAGTTATTAATTCGAACGGTGATATATCTGATGGTAATGTTTGGTACAGTGGAGAAAAAGACGTTGTTGAATTGACATTAAGCAATGATAGAAAAATTAAATGCACCCCTAATCATATTTTTATGTTAAGCAACGGAGGTAAATGTGAAGCAGAAAACACATTAAATAAAAGTTTATTAGCTTTTCAAGCTATAAACCCAACTGTAATATCAATTGTTGATTTAGGAAAACAAAAAGTTTATGATTTCTCAGAGCCATTAACTCATTGGGGAATAGTAGAAGGTTTAGTAGTCCACAACTGTCATGAATATGTTAATATTCCCTATTCAAGTTGTAACTTAGCATCCGTAAACCTCAAAAGGGTAATTGATAAAGGAAAAGTAAATTGGTCTAAACTAAAAGAAAATATTGAATTAACTTTCAGATTCCTAGATGATATGATTACAATGAATAAACTTCCTCTTGAGAAAATAAAAACAATTACACACTTAATTAGACCAATTGGATTAGGTACAATGGGTTTTGCTCAATTGCTTTACGAACTAAAAATACCTTATAACTCTCAAAAATGCTTAGATTTTGTTGATGAATTGTACGGTTTTATTAAGAAAACATGTTTAGATTATAATATAAAACTAGGAAAAGAAAGAGGAATATATCCTGCTTGGAAAGGTAGTAAATGGGAAGAAGAAAATCTTAAAGTTAGATGTTCTAGTATGACAAGTATTGCTCCTAATGGAAGTATTGCATTTATAGCTGACACAACAGGAGGAATTGAACCTCAATTTGCTTTGGTCTATAAGCGTAGGGATAAAGAAAATGATGAATATATGGTTGCGGATAGCGTCTTTGAAAATTATCTAAAAGAGAACAACTTATACACAAAGGAAATACTAGATAAAATTAATGAAAATAAGGGATCTATTAAAGGTTTAGATGATATTTTCACACAAGAAATTCAAGATATATTTGTAACTGCTAATGATATTTCTCCTGAATGGCATGTGAAAGTATTGGCACAAATTCAAAAATACATATGCTTAAGTATTAGCAAAACTGTGAATTTGCCAAATGATGCAACTGTTGAAGATGTAGGAAATGTGTATCTAATGGCAGCAAAGAATGGAATCAAGGGTGTGACCGTATATCGCGATGGTTGTAGAGCTAATCAAGTATTAAGTGTTGGAGAAACAGAAGAAATAGAAATTTCCAAACAAGATTTTATTGTTCCTGCTGAAACATTAAAATATGCACATGCAGAAAGATTTAAAGTGTCTAGTGGTTGTGGTAGTTTTTGGTTATTCTTATGTTACGATGACGAAGGAAATCTTAGAGAAATATTCTCTCAATCAGCAACACAAGGAGGATGTCAGGGACTAACAGAAGCATTATCAAGAATGACTTCATTGGCACTTAAATCAAATATTCATCCTGAAGTAATTATTGATCAACTTAAATCTGTTAGATGCCCAGTAAGCATGATGATGAGAAAAGAGAAAGGATTGGATTCTAGATCATGTGCTGATGCAATTGGAAATGCTATTAGAGACTTTATTAAGGGTAAAGATTTAAAAGTAGCAATAGTAAAAGAGACTAAAGTGATTCAAATTGAAAATCAAGATTCAACCAAGTGCCCTGAATGTGGTCATGAACTAGGTATGACAGAGGGTTGTCGAACGTGTCCTAATTGCTTTTATAGCAAGTGTTCCTAATAATCTAAAAAAATAATTAAATGAAAAGAGGAAATTAAAAATGAATAAAGAACAATTAAAAGCTAAATATGGTGATGTAGAAGTATTTGTAGTAAGTAATGAATTAACAAAGGACTTTGATACATTTGTAGAATTAGACAAGGATAATAAATATAGTAATATTTTCAATTCAGTAGGTAAATTTATTCATAGATATGACGCAGAGTTAAACTTTGAGCATCGTCAAATCATTCCTTATTGCCTAGTCAAATGCCATGATAGCTATTTCATCACTCGTAGACTTGAAGGTGATGTAAGACTTACTGGAAAGTATTCTCTAGGCGTAGGAGGGCATCTAGAGCGTGTAGATGGTACAGATAATAATTACATAAAGTCAGGAATGATGCGTGAACTAGATGAAGAAATTGATATTAAATCAAGCATCAAATCCATCGATCTTATCGGCATGATTTGTTCTAATAATACAGAAGTTGACTCAGTACATTTGGGCCTTGTATATGTAGTAGAAGTTTCGGGATTAGAGGTTAGTGTCAAAGAAACAGAGACATTGGTTGGAGATTGGATTTCTAAAGATAGTTTATTAAATTTTGATGGAGAATTAGAAAGTTGGAGTAAAATTGCAGTAGAACAATTTATTAAGTAAAAATTTACAAATATTTGGGATAAAGTGCTTAATTACATTTTATCCCAACCTTGAAACCCTAGTGGCATAAAGGGTTTCAAAATCAGACAATCCGATGAAAGTGAAATTTTAATTGAAAAGGAGATTATCGTGAAAAGATTAGAAAAAGCATATATTAAATATCCAAATGGAATAGTATTCTCAAGTGAATTTTTAAAATCTGATACATATATCACAGATTGTTGCCCATATTTTATTGACTGTGGCAATGATGATTTAGATGAGGATACTAAAATTGGGGAGTATGGATATATAAAAGGATGTAGAGGCATTACTTGTGAAAAGTGTTGGGATAAAGAATATATTGAAGCGTAAAGGAGTTGCATAAATATGAAACCATGTGTACATTTTGACGGTGGTGTTTGTTATTCGCCTGACTGGGAAGAATCTTTTGGTGAAGGATGTTTATTAAACCATAAAGATTCATGTCCTCATTATAGTCCAACTACTTCAATCAAAGTAAAATACAAAAACTATCAAGGAATTACATCAATCAGAACTATTATTCCTCAAAATATCTATTATGGGAACACGGATTACCATAAAAAAGATCAATGGTTATTAGAGGTTTGGGATATTGAAAAAGACGCTTCAAGAACTTATGCGCTAATGGATATTATTGAATTCATAAAGGAGTAAGTAAATGGAAAATAAATTATTAGAACTTAAAGAACAATTCTGTAATTTCTATTGTTCAAATAAAGGCAAATCTATAGATTCTGGTTTTGGTTGTAGTGGAGAAATACATTGTGGTGAATGCGGAGAATATATTTCTTGTGATCAACAACAATTCGGCACGTTTACTGAACTTTGTGAAGAATGTAAAATACAAGACTTTATCAATTTCATCAGAGACGAACTATAAACTCTAAACTATAAAAATCACCAATGAACCATCATAAATTTAAATCAACAGAAAGGAGGTGATTATAAAAAGAAAGGAGAGAACCATAAATGAAAGAACTTAAACAATGGCTAATTAATCATATTAATAATTTTTCTAAAGAATATTATAATGAAAGCACTTATATTTGGTCTAAGGGTTATAAAAAGGCATGTATAGAAATTTTAGAGATTATTAATAAGATTGAGAGCAAAAAGGAGTGACTATCACATAGAAAATTTACTACAATTCCAAGAAGAATTATCTTTGAAATATAAATATCGCAAACTCAAATCATCTCTATCAGAAGAAGTAAGACAGAAATATCTAGATAATCTTCCACCTCAATTAAACATAAATGGTGACATTAATTCCAAAATACATAGCACAGACGGCACACTAATATCAAATGGTTATAATCGAATTGTCATAGGTGATTATGGTGCGTTCATTGAATTCGATAAATCTCAAGTAATTAAATCAAATCTTAAAGTAAAATTAGGTCAAGAATACAGAATCAATGATCCAAAGTATAGTGAGCATGTTAAGTATTATTGGCTAACACCTAAAGATGATAGCGATATAAAAGTTTATTTTCAGAAGAGAACTGTAAGTTATGCTGATTATAAAGTTGATATGTTTTATGTTTCTGTTTATGAAATTTTGTTATAAAGGAGTGAAATAAATTTTACATATAGCAATAGTAGGATATAACTATGATTTGTCGTGTAAAGCACTTAGAGAAATTGTAGAAAATGATATATCTTCTAAACCATATATCAAAAGAAAAGATAGAGTATTAATGGAAGATGAAACAACTTATATGGTTATATCTAGTGTAGATAAAGTTAGAGGTCATATATTTGATCAATTAATAATTGTTGATGATTCAAGATGGATGATATTTGAGAAGCAAGAAGAAATATTAGATTGGATGAAATATCGTTTATTTCATTCGTCATGTGTTCCAGAGGAATTTCAAATACAAAAATATGAATATCCTGTGATTAACTAATTAGAAAGGAGTAAAAATAAATGCCAATAAGAAATGAACAAATTGATGTATTGTTCAATTTAAAACTTCAAAAAGACCTTCAAGAACATGAAATTATCTGTTCTCATTGTGGAGGTACTGGATTACAAGTAGATGATAATCCATTTGGATTAAAAAGTGAAAATAGCAAAATTCATTTTCCACATAAGCAACAAGTTATTATAGGTTGCAGACATTGCTATAATGGAGTACAAAGTAAATGTTTACATTGTGATAAAATTCTTGACAGAGGAAGTTCTAAATGTAATTGTAAACTGGCAAATTTAGAGCGTCTTCAAGAGCGCTACAATAAAGATTTAGAAACATGGAATAAAGCAAAGAAAATATCTTATGAACAAGCAATAAATGATTTTATTATGATTTATATAGATAATTATGATAAATATCTTATGGTTGAAGATTTAGAAGAATGGATAGAAGATAAAGAAAGTGACAATGAAGAAGAACTGATAAGTCGTAGAAGTTTAAGAATTTACGGAACAAATTCAATTGAATTATCTATAGATGCTTCTGGTATTATTGAAGATGCTTGTAGTGATTTACATGAAGATGCTATGGATAATATTTCAGATAGTGATCAAAAAGAACTTCAAGTTTTATTAAATAAATGGTGTGAGGATAATAAACAAGGGACTACTAGTTATTATGTTGATTATAGTGTTGGAATAAAATTATAGAAGGATGTGAGTAAAATAAAATTATGGGAGTATGTTCTTGAAAATGATAAAGAAGCAGACTTTATAAAATGGAGAAGTGGAGAAAATAGTTCGGGAGATAAATTGTTAATTTATGATTATTGCCCTATGTCCTTTGAATGCTTAACTGGTACAGAATTTGAAAAAGCATTTAAATTAAAAAATAAAAAAGGAGATTGTAAATATCAAGAAATAGATCATGAAAATATTCAATTAAAGGATTATGATGATGAAAAACAATTTGAGAAAGATTTTCTTAAAGAATATAAAATCTGTAGCGAATGTTGGAATAGGGAAATAAAGAGTGAAGTTGATGAGGAATATGAAACATATTTAAAACTAAAAGATAAATATGAAAAATAAAATAAAATAAAATAATGATATTAATGCTATATTCATTAGGTATTAATGCTTTCCTATCAAGCATTTAATATAATAAATTAATAAAGGATTGGTTAAATATAAAACCTTTAGAAGACATACTCAATATGGTAAATCGAGAGAATAAACTATCAAATTCAATTACTAACAATATTATTAAAGATATCTGTCAAAATTATTATGCAATGAAAGATTTTGAAGATAAAATTACCGAACCTGCACGAGGGATTAGACAAATGCTTGAATCTACTCAACAAATATTTGAAAAACAAAAACCTCATATAGATAGAGGACTATCTTTATTCTTGTCATCAATCAATAAACGATACCTATAATATAAGACTGTAACCTATTGAGATAGGCATTAGGTTACAATTAAAATAACGATTGTGGATCTGGATTGCGTTGTTGGGAATGTTTCAACTAGAAAAGTCTTGTAAATATTGCAGAGAAGAATTGATAAAAATATATAAAGAGGAGAAAGAATAATCATTCGAAAAACCTATTTTATCTTAAAAGGAAGGATACATTATGAAGACTGATATTTTTAAAATTAAAAAGGAAAATCAAGAACTAAGAGAGAGGGTTAAACAATTAGAGTCAGAATTAGATATATATAAGAGAACATTTGAAAATATTACAAATATATTTAATAAGCAAGACAAAGAAAGTCAAAAAACTCATTTAGAAGTTGTTAAATAAAATAAAAACTTTAAATGATGTAGGAGGGAGTAAAACAAATGCCATACATAATTAGACTATGGTTAATTACAAGTGGATTAATGTGTTAGAAGAAATATAATTTATTAGAATATAAAGGAGAAAACAAAATGAAATACAAATATCTCTCAGGAAGAAGCATAATCCCAGATGGAATCAAATCACCTAAATTAACTTGCCATGAATGTAATAAACCACAATCAAGATCATATCGTACAGAATATAATAAAAACATTTGTTATTCCTGTAAGGTAAAAGATGAAAATGGTTCATTAGAATCAGAATTAAAGGAGAAAAACTAATTGGATATTCTACTATACAACTCAAAGAACGAAGTAGTAACCGCGTATACTTCAAATATTCCTAACTATGACCTCAACGATCAAATCACTATCAAAGATGAAAGTAAAAACTATAAAGTGGTTGACATCAATAAATACAGAATTACTGGTTATCCAGAACATGTGGCATTGGAATTAAAAGTAGTAAAATAAATATTAAATTAAAGGATGTGGAGATGAGTGGATAAAGATACTAAAGTTTCATGTACAGATTGTATCAATTGGAATGAATTAAAAGAGAAACTGATAGGAGTTGAATTAATGATTGATAATAAATAAAGTTGCAATTACAAAATGGAGTTCAAATAATAAAAAATGGTATGAATCAAAAGGACATATATTTACAAAATATAAAGATGAATTTGAAGTTAAAGTCGAAGATTTATCCGATGGTTCAAATGTTTTCGTAAATATAAAATGTGATGGTGACTATTGTAATAAACCTATAATAAATTTAAAATGGTTCTATTATAAAAGGAGTACTAGTAAAAACAATGGTAAATACTACTGCCAAAAATGTGCAGTTAATATTAAAAATAATAACATTAGATTATCTTTTAAACAATGGTGTTATTATAAATTAACTAAAGAATTAGCCGATTGGATTTTATCAAGGTGGGATTATGAGTTAAATATTGATAAGGATGGTAATGTAATTCGACCTGAAGATATAGATTTTAATTCCCGTGGTTTAAATGGGAAAGGATATTGGTTTAATTGTTTAAATTATCCAGAACATAAATCAGAGCAAAAAAGCATTATCAATTCTATAAGACATGATCTTAGTAAAAATTTTATTTATTGTGATCAATGCAATAAAATAATAATTACTCATCCGGAATTAGTAAAATATTTAACCAATAAGGAAGACGCTTCAAAATATTCTATTGCAGAAAGAAAATTACCTATTAAATGTCTCGATTGCGGATATGAAAAAGAGAGTGCGATGTATGATTTAATAAGAAACGGAGTTTGTTGTCCCAAATGTTCAGATGGAGGTTCATATCCAGAAAAGTTTTTGTTCGGATTTTTAGAGCAATTATTAAATAAGGATTTTATAGTTCAATTAAATAAAACTACTTTAAAATGGTGTGGTAGTTATAAATATGATAACTATATAGAAAAAATTAATTGCATAATTGAAACTCATGGAATTCAACATTATGAAGAAGTAAAAAGTAATTGGAGGTCATTAACAGAAACGCAGAATAGTGATTTTGATAAAGAGTGGTTAGCTAGAAGTAATAATATTAAAAATTACATAATATTGGATTGTAGAAGGTCTGATATTAAATGGATTAGGCATAGCATTATGAATTCTGATTTACCACAATTACTTAATTTTAAAGAAGAAGATATTGATTGGTTAAAATGTCATGAAATAGGATTAAAAAGTTTAGTTAAAGTTTCTTGTGATTTATGGAATAACGGGTTAGATATTATTAAAATATCTGTAAAATTAAAAAAGAGTTCTGCGACAATTAGAAGATATTTAGAACAAGGAAAAAAATTAGAATGGTGTGATTACAATGGACAGAAAGAATTTATGAAAAACGCTAAAAAAATTAGAAGACAAATAATTTGTTTAAATACAGGTGAAATATTCAATTATATAAATGAGGCAAACAAACGATATAATACTACAAGTATTTCACAATGCTGTAAAGGAGTATATAAATCCTCTGGAGTGCATCCACACACAGGAGAAAATCTTATATGGATGTATTATGATGAATTTATAATTAAAAACAAAATTTTAGGTTGGAAAGATACATATATGAAAAATATTTTTGATTATTATAAGGTAATTTGCTTGACTACTGGAGAAATATTTGAATCATTAAAAGAGGCAGGTGATAAATATAATATCAATCGTATTTATACCATTTTAAATTACCAAGACTTAAAGTATACAGGAATACATCCAGAAACCGGAGAGAAATTAAGATGGATGCTTTACAGAGTATATAAATCTCAAATATAAAAAGGAGTGTTTTAATAACGTGAATGATGATACTTTTGTCGTATGCAAGGATTGTATCCATTGAGAATTTGCAAAAATGAATTTAGAATATTTTGGTTGCACTATTGATTGTTTAAATTGTGATTGTAATGATTGCGATTGTAGTCATCCAGAGGCCAGTAAGGAATTTGGAATTAGAACAAAGTTTGTATTGAGGAGAAATTAGTATCAATATGTATCAGTGAAATAAGATTTGATTAATATGATTATTATTTCATTTTAGCAATAAAAATGAAATAATAATGTAAATAAAAAGGAGTTTGATTAATATGACAAATATTAAAAATACTGTACTATTCACAAATAAAGAATTAGAATCAAAACATTATGACAAAATGATGGAATTTTTTATTACAAATTTTGAAGGTAAAGATTTTAATGAGTGTGATATTATTCTCAGACAAACCATTAAAGTAGCATATGATCTATTAAATGAACCTGATGTATTAAAGTAAAAATGCTTTGAGAGCGACAGAATGGTATCTAGAATGAGTTGTAATTTTGTTAGGGTGGAATTATGTTAGGATTTGTTTGCGAAGGTTTAGAAGAGCAAATTTAGAGGAGTTGATTAAATATTAAACTAAGAACTTTTGCTTTAATTGATAAGAAATTAAGAATATTTACCAAACAGCATCATAACCAAAATCAAAAAGTTTACATAATACAATGTGAAGATTTTAAAGATTGTATCAGTATTAAAAATGAAACTGATTATATTTGTCTAGGGGAAGTTACCAATGCTACAAATGCACAAGATGGACAGAAAATGTATCTATATTCAAATAGTAAAGATTTTTATGTTCGAGAACAAGAAGAATTCAATGGTAAATTTGAATTGTCTTAATAGAAAGGATGACTATTATGCAAGAATTTAATTTAGAGTGGTTTATGCGTCGAACATTAAACAAGTCAATTACAATAGAATCAGCATCAGATGGTAATTTGCTATCTAAAATTAAATTGGTTATAAATGATGCTAGAATTCAAGGTAATAGTTGCTTTGATGTTTTAACCATTAATGAAGATATACAAATTTATTTTGAAAAATTTGAAATTGATTCCTTTGATAGCAATTGTTTAAGCATGTATCGTAATGGAGATGCATTGACTAATATTTATCTGCCAGAAGGTAATAGTTGGGTAGATGATATGATTATTGGATTCCCTCAATATTGATTTATGAGAGTTATGATTATGAATACATAAATAATTATTTTGACTTTGTAGATTAATTAAGATATAATACTTATAGGTAGTACATATGAAGTAAATAAATTGTAAAGGATGTGAAAATTATAGCGAAGGGTAAAAGTTTATTGAGTCAAACATCAACCAAACCTAAAAAGCAAGATAAGTATGATGAAACATCATCTATTGTAAAAGAATATGAATTTAATATAGATGATAGAGTTGTATTTTTAGGATTGGTTAGTGACTATAGGGGTATGGAATGTACTATTACAAAAAGAAATATGAAAAAGAAAACCACAGATTATTATGTTGTAAAATTCGATGATGGGAAGATAATTGAATCTGTTGTTTATGGGTTTTTAAGAACTCCTGAACAATATGAACTAGAATTAGAAGAACAGAAAAATAAAGATGAAGATGAAGATGATCATAGTGATTTACCTGAAATTGAGTTAGAAATGATTAAGAATGGTATAGAAAGTCATAAGAATTATCATTCTTGTCTCTCGCCTTTAAATTTCCATTATATGGACTGTGATTCGTGTGGGTATAAATCGAAGTGTGTATATGAGAACAAATTTGACTATAAAAAAGCCAAGTTTAATTAAGAGAGGAAGATTATATGCAAGTAACATTATTAAATCCAGATCAAATTAAAAACATCTTTAAATCATGGGGAGAATTCGCAGCTACTTGCTACGATACACCACAAGAACTTGCTGAAAAAGTAGGGAATTCATGCTATCAAGATGAACATTATAGTGGTAGTAGAACTGAATTTATTAAGTTCAAAATTGAAGGTGTGGATAGAGGCGTGAGCGAGCAAGCTATGCGTCATGAAATTGGTGTTAGATATAATTTTATTGACGATAATACATATGATGAAAATCCAATGAATATTGTGAAAAATCTTAAATCTTTTAGATATGTTGATATGGAGAATTTTGATTATACAATTCCTAAAACAATTGAAAGTATTCCTAAAGCATTAAATAAATATAATAAATTAATGGAGTATATAAATACAGAAAGAATTCAAATTAAAGATATTCTGGTGCAGAATGATATCAATGAAAAACAAGCAATAGAAGATGCAAATTATTCTCTACCAAGAGCTACAAATACTTCACTTGTTATTGCTTTTACATTAGAAGCATTTATTCATTATCTACACAAAAGATTATGTACAAGAACACAATATTTTCATAGGCAAATAGCAAATCTTATGAAGGATGAAGTATTGAAATTATTACCTCAAGTAAAAGATAGGTTGGTTGCTCAATGTGAATACCTTTTATGGTGTCCTGAGAAAAATAGGTGCTGTGGAAAATATCCGACTAAAGAAATGTTATTGAAAGGAGAGAAATAAATAATGCCAATCATTATACCGATTTCAGGAAAAGCAGAATCTGGCAAGGACTTTACTGCTATGCTTCTTAAAATAGAATTACAAAAGCAAAATAAAAGAGTATTAATCATAAATTACGCTGATCAACTAAAATTTATTTGTCAAAAATATTTTAATTGGAATGGTGAAAAAGATGTCAAAGGAAGAGAACTATTACAAAAAATTGGAACTGAAAAAGTAAGGGCAAAAAATAATAATTATTGGGTAGATAATGTAATTGAATTAGTTAAGGTTTTTGAGGATGATTATGATTATGTCCTTATTCCAGACACACGATTTTCCAATGAGATAGAAAGATTAGATAATGATTTTCTTTTTGTGTCATTAAGAATTGAAAGACTTAATCATGAAAATAAACTTACTCCAGAACAAAGATCGCATATATCAGAAACAGCATTGGATAATTATAATTTTGATTATTACATAAAATGTGAAACTAAAGAAGAAAAAGAACAAGAAGTTATTAAATTTGTAGAATATTTAAAGGAGAGATTTAATGTCTAAAATTAAATTGTTCGTAGATTTTGACAACACTCTTGTAAATTCAACCAGAAGTTTCTGCACTTCTTATAATTTCATATATGAATATCATAAAGATTTTACTCCTGCTAATTGGGAATTGGTTAATACATGGAATTTCAGCAATCAATGTTCTATCCTCAAATCTGATTCAGACGTATTAGATATATTTGAAAATCCACTATTTTTTGATTGTCTTGAATTAATAAATGATAATACATTTGAAATATTAAAAGAATTGAATGAAAAATATCAGATAATTATTGCATCAATTGGAACTCCGATTAATTTATCTTTAAAAGCATTATACTTACAAGAAAATTTACCATTCATTAAAGACTATATTCTCATGTATAATAATGGAATTAAAATGAACAAAGAAATAATCAAAATGGATTATCCTGATTCAATTTTCATTGATGACCATGTATCAAATTTAATTTCTAGCAATGCTGTAAACAAATATGTGTTTGGCAAAGATTATCCGTGGAGTAAAACTAATGATTATAAGAGATTATGGAATTGGACAGATGTGGCAAAAGAGTTGTTGTAAAGGAGAATTCAATGAATTATTGTGAAAACATAAAATGTAATCGAATCAATCTATGTGACTACCCGTGTGAACCGTATACAGATTACATAATCAATTTATCATTAATGAAAAATATTCCTGTAGGAATAGAAAATAAATTATTGTCAAATTGTATAAATTGCAAAAGTAACATCGAAGACTATTTTGAATATGAAGTTTCTGATGATATGTGGAATAAAATTATTGACAAGGAAATTCCACTCATAGAATTATTTGATCAAAATGCAGTTTATGACTATATTTCCAGTGAATATGAGAATTTTTGTAAACAAGAAGGTATCTGTTCAGAATGTAAAATGCCTTTAAAGGAATTTATAGAAATGGAAGATGGGATTGTGAGTGAGAGATATTTTGCTTGTGGTAATGGATGTTAAAATGTTAACAATCAGAATTATTCATAATCCTATTCCCCTAATAACCCTATTCTTAAAATTTTCTAAATTAGGTTTTAAATTATTCAAATATGAGGTTATTGCTATTTCTTTAACAATAACTTTCATTCTTTCGCTTACTGGAATTTCCATTGCTTCAACTGAATTAATTAATTCTAAATATGAATCTTTACATTCTTTTAACTCCCATGTTCTTAATCTTTGCATTGTGAACTCCTTTTTATGTTTCATGTTTTATAATGATAATTAAAATATGCACTTTCTCCTGAAATAAAATCTCTAAGAACTTTTTTCACAAAACCAAATGGATTCTTAATATGAAATTTAGCATTAAATAATATGTAAAGTGCCTCCTTTAATTGGTCTGCGTTAACCATTAATTCCTTAGCAATCTTAGTAACAGTAATCGCAAAATTGGAATCCGGATCTATATGACAATCCCCAAGCGTTTTAATTAGAGGCCAATCTTCATCTTTCCAGAATTCTTCTTTTGCATTTTTATTTTCTTTTTCTGATTTATCCATACATACATTATTAGATATTGTGGTATTAAGTGTAATGATTGAGACATTTTGTTCAACTTCTTGGACATCTTGTCTTTTTTTATCCACAGGTTTAGATTCATTTGATTTTACATCTGAAGGTTTAGGTATTCCCAATAATATATATAATACATCTAAATCAATTCTATATGATTTTCCATGATACCAATCTTTAGATTCAAATTGTTCTGAAATAAGAACTTTCTTATCCTCTAGATCCTTTATTGCTCTTTGAATTGTTTTAGTAGATTTATTGAGTTCTGAGGCCCACTGTTCTACAGTCTTGTATACCCACAGAAAACCATCACGATATTTTGTTGCTCTATTCATCCAATATTTTAAACGAGATAATAATTCAGCTTGGGTCTGACCAAAAACATTAACTACAGTAGGTTGCACAACAATTGGTAATTCATTTTCAATTATAAGATCCATCATAAAAATTAATCACTACTTTCTAGCATTTTCTGAAAAATTGTGTAGCAATGCTAGGCAGAAGGTGTTATAATTTAAAAAGAGATTAAAACACTTTTGCCTTGTTGCCCACCTATGATGTCGAGTTTGCCGACACAGCATCATAGGTGGGTTTTGCATTTACTTATTAAATTAGTGGTCTTGCCCAATAAAAAAGTTGATAGCACAATGTATTTTCTACACCACACTACCAACTTTGACAATACTTACTAAATTATTACTCAAATATAGACTTGATTTTTTTCTATACTTGATTATAATTAATCATATAAGAAGTCTAAGCAATGTTGTGATGAACATTTGCTGGATCAGAACCCATTAGTCTCTTGCAAAGGCTAGTGGGTTTGCTTATTGTATATTGGACTGTTACTAAATAGATATATTCGACAGGTTGATACAATTCTCCTTCTAAGTATACATGAAATTTGTCCACAGGTATATATGTTTAGAAAGTTTTATCCACATGCTGATAAGTTATTGGGCCGGAGACTAATAAGAAAAAAATAAGCCACACTCAGATACAATTAAGTATTCTGGTGTGGCTTTTATAAATTCAATGAAATTAATTACTCTGACATGAGATTGTTCATAGTTTTAAGAAAAATACTATCTTTCTTTTTATCAGGAGTCACAGTAGTTTCCTCAACTATTTCAATCTCATTCACAATAACTTCATTTTTCTTTCTAATTTTTCTTGGATTTACACTATTTACAGAAACCTTAATATTCCCTGATACAATATTATCTGTGATTTTTTCATTAAATTCATCTAGTTTAAGTTTTTTAGGATAATAATCCATATAAAACTTTAAACATGTTTTAACCAACTGCGAATTAGAAATTCCTTGTTCTTCAATTTGATTTACATAATCAATTAGGATTTTATCATTTTTTGAACTAAGGTTTGTGCCAACATATTTTCTTAAACTACCCATAATTACTCATCCATATCCCAATATTGCTTTCCACCATCAAGATATGCCAAAGCATTAGTTAATTGAGGATGTTCACTAGATAATTTTGCCGTATTATCAAGTTTAATATTGAGATAAGGTAATATTACTTCTGCAGGGCCTCCCATGACACAGGTTTCTAATGCCTGTTGCAAATCAAATGTTTTTTCCAAAGAAGAAATTACATTATCAATATAATCTATAAGAATTTCATCTTTTGTCCTTTCTAAGTCATAACTTTGCTTTCGCAATGTAATTTCTGACCGTTTAAGATATTGCAATAATTCATGAGGTTTAAACCTAGTTCCATTTTTAGAATTAAAGGTCGTTGTAATTTGCTCTAATATTTGATCAAAACCAAATTGAGTATAACTTACTTTAGAATCTAAAATTACTTCAGTATTTTCAGGGTTAATATCATCACCTTTACGCCACAATGAAGCATCTAAAGTTCCTCCACCAAAATCTAAAACTAATAGGGGATATTCATATTTTCCTTTTTGAGAATCAGTTATTCCAGATTGAATGTAACAAATAGAATCAGTTATTTCAATATTGATATTACCTCTACCATCACCAATATTAATTGTTTGAACTCCCATAGATTTTAACTTATCGAGATAGGCCGTGGCGTGTTGCTTATAGTAGCCAGCAGGAGTACCAACTACTAATTTTACTTTAATATCTTTACAGTCTGGAAAACTTAAAGCAATAGAAGTTAATGTACATAAATCAAAATGTGTTGTGGTGTATTTATCTGGATTGATATAGATTTTTCCTTCTGGATCTCCTACAAGATGACTTAAACCATCTTTTTTAACTAGGTAAGTATTGCTTTTGAGTAGACCATCACCCTCAGTATTAAACTTAATTCTTGCTCTTAATACTACGCCGGTGCTGGTTTTGTAGTATGAATTTCCTGCATCAAGACCTAATATTTCTTCATCGTTCATCTCGTTCATCTCATTCATTTTTAAATCCCCCTTAATAATATTTTAATGTATGTGAGATAGTGTATCATTAATTGTGTACTTTTACAAGTTTTCAGTTGTAGGTAGATATACATTTGTAGACAGATATATTTACAGATAAACGTAGGTATGCAAATGTATATATGTATAATAGGACAAGTTTGTTTATGTTGGTATATAGTTCTGAGAATTGGAGGGTTTTCTTTTTCTAGGGTATACCACTATGACAAAAGTATACCTTGGTATTCTGGTAAACAATTGGTATACTCATGATTATGTTTGACAAGAATATTTGGGAGAAATTAACTAACATAAAGTCCAATCAACCACTAATAAGGATTAAACATATCAACATCACACAAAGGAGGTCACAAGGCATTGCTAACTGATAAACTCAATAAATCAGAGATTAAAGTTCTTCAAGTTCTTCAGGAATCAAATATCACTAATGATATGAATGCTATGAAAATATCAACATTATCAGAGAAAACTGGATTAAGTTATTTTATTGTTAGGAATATTATCAAAGCATTTTATATTGCTAATATTTGTAAGAAAGGAAGGAGAGAAGGGAATGGAGAGACATATTATTTGTGTAAATTGTGGCAAGAAAAGGTTGACGATTAATTATTTAAGGAGTTGATTTAATAATGCTTAAACAACTCATATCTGACGTTCAAAAGCAAATTCATAGTGTTTTTGTAGGTAGAGCAATTGTTAGACCACCTTTTATCAATGAAGAAGAATTAATTGATTTTACTGTTAAATTGACTGATATTGATAAGAAGACTGTGGTTAGAGTATTGGAAGCTGAATTTGTTTTTCTTAGGTTGAAAGGATTTGTTGATAAAGAGGAAGAGGAATAAAGACGAAATTGCAAAAAAATATCCCCAATGGTGGGGATTTGGAAATGGGTAGACTTTAGCTAAGTTTCATCTTTCCATGAAATACTTCATGTTCAAATGAATATGCGTGGGTTGTTTGAATTATGCTAGTACACGATTAAAATAATCCACTACCAATATTTACTATCTGAATTATTGAATATCCGAAACCTACTAGACCTGTAAAAACTAATCCTGCTCCTAAAATCATATTAATTACCTCCTTCAAATTTTCAATTATTTTTTACTTAATGAATTTGAATTATTGCGTTGAACTTTGATAATTGTAGTTTGTCCATGTGGAAAGAGTTTATACATGAAAGGAAGTATTAATTTATGAAAATTTTAGAGACTTTATTGAATATTGCTTCATATGCATTATTAGCGATGATATCAGTCACACTTGTTAAATTAGGCATTAAGATTTATAGATTCAAAAGGGGGTAGGATTCATGCTTGTTGAAGCATTTAGAACATCTATATTTCCTTATCTTGTGGAGATAGCGGTCATAATGTTCGTTTATAGTTTATGTGGCCTTGGATATACAATGTTCCGCAGACCAGACTTCCAAATGCTTATTGATAAATTAAAAGGCTATATATTTGCATACATGTTAGTTAAGGGAGCGTTTGTTATTGTAAATTTCATTGATAAAGTTATCGACAAGGTAAAATAGGAGGTTTTAATTATGGCAGGTTTTTTGAAAGATTTATTTGTACCAGATCCAAATTTTGATACAATTCCAGAAAGTAATTTTATTGAAAGAGGCATAAGTAATGGTATTGAAAGAGGATTTGGTAAAGTAGGAGACAACATTATAAACGCAGGAAAAATTAAATCTCAAAATATGGCACTTCATTTACCTGATTTAGCAGGAGTAATTTTGATGACTTACTTAATTTATATAGGATACAGATCATTTATTAAACGAGAAGTTCCAGACTTTTCAAATGTTTATACTTCAATCATGATATATACCATATTTAGACTATTTTGGAAAGTAATATTGCATATATAAAGGAGTGAGAGTTATGCAACAAAAATCACTAATTAAAATTAAAAGTAAAGAATTGCTCCGTACAGATTCATTTGAATATGAAACTTATACTATTGCCCCATCCAGATTTAACATTGAATCATCTAAAAGTTTTGAAGAAATTTTAAATACGATGACTGCAATTACAGAAGATAAACTAAAATTTGATCATCTTTCTAAATCTGTGGTATATAGTAAACCTGCACCATTTTATTATGAAATTTTATATGAAGGTAAAACTTCAATAAAATTTAATTATGCTATTCCTAATAAACATAGCAAAGTATTGGTCAATAAAATTGATCGTATATTTAGAACATCCTCAGTAAAGAAATGTGAAAATGATTACTTCTCTAGATTTATAAACAAATATTATTGTGAATTTCAACAGTCTAAACACTTCATGTATTCATTAAATAGTGATTATAGAGAAGGTGGTTTATTGGATGGAATAATGAGTGTTTTAAACAATATCCAAGACGATGATTCTGTACTTTTGCAAATTGGAATTTATCCTTTACATGAAAGCAAATGGAAAGAAAAATGGAAAATAGCAAATATAAAACAAAGAGCAGGAGAAGAATTAATTGTTCATACCAATCCAATTAATTTTGCATTGGATAGCTTTTTTAATCTATCTGAGAGTTTTCTAGATGTGTTTGATCATGTGATGGGAGTAGATACTAAGACAAATGAAAAGGTGCAAAAGCAAATGGATAAAATGGGCAAATGGAAAGATTCACATATGACAACTCAAAAAATTAATTTTAATGGTTATGATGTTCAAATTAGAGTTTATTGTACTAGTGAATATAGAACTAAATATTACGGAAGGATTTTTGATTCTGTGTTTAAAATACTTGACGCTGACCAAGAACTTGAATTAGGGAAAATTAAACAACATAAAAGTAAAGAAAGAGAATTTGGAATGCAATTTAGCAAACAAATTTGGAGTACAAAGGAA